TTTTCTTGGCTGGAAATTATCTTGCTCTCCTAGGTCAATTTACGCCTAGGGCCGTTCTCATTAGACGGTGGCTTCAAGCGAGACGACGACCGGCCTTTTCTTTCCGATTCTCGGATCTTCCCAGAGACATCGGCAACTACATTCTAGAACTGGCTGGGGTGGACTATGAACAGATCTACCCTAAACTCTATCTCAAAATGCTCGAGCGTATCCAGACGCGAGCTAGTAGAGTACGTTCGGTTCCTGAATGTTCCTGGCAGGCCCTGCCTGCTGTTGCACGAGATGTCTTCAAAGACCTCCCTCTCCGTTCACCATTGCTGGTTACGCCTTGGCAGAGAAAATGTGAGTTAGTATCCCAGCTAACCCGTTCCCTCGATGCCGAGTACCGAGACTGGCTCGATGGTAAGGAGAATGACGAGGAGATTGAAAAGATCCTCAATCGTCGACAAGTGGCGCTCGACGCCGCGTTCACTGAATTTTGCGGACTTCTCGGACTTCTTAAGCCAGGTACACATCGAGTCTCCTTCTCAAAAGGGGAAGCTGATAAAGCACTCGAGTCGGCTATTGGCTCAGCCAATAAGAAGGGTATCCGGAAGTTTGAGTACCCAGGACTGCGCTCCCTGAACTTCGACGACCCGGTCGAAGCGGCGCGAGGATTCTCGGTTTACATGGCCCGAAAGGCCTTTACCAATGTAGACCCTAGAACCAGTCTTCGGGAAACCGCAAATTTCTATGAACGCGTGACGAACCCACCCCCCCCCTTGGACTCAATCCAATCCGCTCGTCAAGAGCGTCTTCTCTTACTCCATAAGAGGGTTATCGGTCTGATCTTCAAGAGAGACAGAAAGCGAGGGTACGATCCCAAAGCTCCGAATTCAGGAAAAGCGTGTCTCGAGTCGTCCCGCTCCAAAGGCGGAAAACGACGAGCGCTATATGAATCGAAGTGTGAGGGAGACCCAACCGCACCGATAAGAGCGGACACGATTCTTTCCGGCGGGAAGTTCCGCACGATCACCGTATCATCCGTTTACGCACATCAGTACTCTTGGCTTAACGAGTTCATGTTTAGCCGATTGAGGAAGTGTTTTTGGATGGTGTCTGGTACATCGGTGGACGCCTGGGCGGAAGACGTGTTCGAGGGGAAAGAGGGGGGGCTTCCGGAAGGCTCGGCCTTCGTTTGCGGAGATGGAAAGTCTGCAACTGACTACTTTGACTCTCGCTTTATGGACCAAACTCTAGAATTCCTCGCAGAGGAGTTCGATCTCCCGATCGGAGATTTGAAGCATACGGTGACGCATGCTGTCTTTGAGAATGGTCTGGAACAGCGGAGGGGTCAATTGATGGGGTCTGACTATTCCTTCTCGAATCTCTGCCTTGTCACCTGGTTGAGTCACATAGAGGCGTCCGGCCGTACTGAATATCTTCTCATGCTTTCTGATAAAGACCTAAAGAAAGCTGTCATTGAGGATGATTCGTGCGGTGTTAACGGAGACGACCTTGTAGACTGGGGCGACGATGGAGGCGAGGTTCCGCAATGGGGCTTGGCCGGAAGGTGGGTGGACGCGTACCCTCTCACGGGGGGAGTTCCTGCTCCCGAGAAGTCTCCAAG